GGTTCAAGGCAAGGCTTATGGATTTTTCAACCTTGACCATGTTGATATATTCTATATCCTTAACTTTATGCCTTTCGTTGACGAGGAAGATAGTCTAATTAAGGTTGGAATCAGGTTTTGGCAGCTGGATAATGATAAGCCGCTTCGTGCTACTCTCTTCGAATTAGACGGATATACCGAGTACCTTTATAAAGAAGGAAAAGGTCAGATAATGACACCCAAACAAGGATATAAGGTCAAAGTTAAGATCAACGAAGCTGACGGAGAAGAAATAGAAGAATATCAGAACTACCCGTCATTCCCAATTGTTCCATTATATGCAAATGACCTGAAGCAAAGCGAGCTGATTCCTTTAAGAAACAAGATAGATGCAATCGATCTTATCAGTTCTGGGTATGCAAATAATGTAGACGAGGCATTCCTGTTCTGGACCATAACCAACTGTGGGGGCATGGATGATAAGGATCTCGTACAGACCTTGGATAAGCTCAGAAAGCTTCACGCTACACAGCTTGATGGAGATCAGGAAATTACTGCAAATACGGTAGAAGCTCCGTATCAGGGCCGTGAGGCTTTGCTTACAAGGCTCGAAAAGGAACTCTATATGGATGCTATGGCATTCAATCCGTACGACATAGCAAGCGGAGCAGCTACGGCAACACAAATTGAAGCTGCTTATGATCCTCTTGACGAGAAGCTTGATATTTACGAAAGACATATTTCTGAATTCATATCAAGGCTCCTTGACCTTGCAGGAGTGAAAGACGAACCGACCTATGACAGAAATTACCATACAAACAAGGGTGAAACGATTGAAAATGTTCTCAAAGGTGCATTATATCTGGATGATGAATATATCACTGAGAAGATACTCATTACTTTAGGCGATAAGGATAAAGTTGATGAAGTAATGAAGCGAAAAGCGGCAACCGATATTAACAGGCTGACAACAGGCTGACAACAGGCAAGCCAAATGAGGAAGATTTGAATGGCGATCAGGAAGGCGAGCAGGAAGTATAATTCGGATTTCATGTCACGATATTGTGATGAGCAGTTGGAGCAGTTAGAGGATCGTCTGACTGCTCTTTATGCAAATGCAAATAATGATGTTCTGGCTGAATATGCAATATGGTCAAAAAGTTATGAGAAAAATTATACAAGAATGGTCGAGAAGCTTGATGCCGGAGAAATCACAAAGGAAGAATTCAAAGAGTGGTGTGACAAAAGGTTGTTTGATGAGCAGTTGTATAAAAAAACAATAGCTTCCATGACGGATATCCTTGTCAACACCGATGTTGCTGCAATGGCTCTTGTTAATAACGAATTGCCACTGATTATTGCGGAGTCATATAATTTTATTCAATCTTTAGGATTTGCAGCTGCAGATGAAGCAGGATTATCTGTCGGAACATTCCAAGTTTACAATGCCCGGACAGTGCAGGCATTGATAAAAGACAATCCTGACATTCTGAAATATGTTAATAAAGAAAAAGATTACACATGGAATAAAGACCGTCTGAATAATGAGATTACGCACAGCATTTTGAACGGTGATAGCATACCTAAAACAGCTCAAAGGATCCAGAATGTAACAAGCATGGATGAAAATGCAGCGATCAGGACCGCAAGGACAGGAATGACCGCAGCTGAAAACCTCGGAAGGAATGAAGCTTATCACGATATAAAAGAAAAAGGTGTGCCTTGCAGATTCCAATGGTCTGCAACCCATGACGATAGGACCAGAGACACGCATATTTTATTAGACGGAACTTATCAGGATGATAATGGATATTTTGGCGAAGGAATAATTGACACACCGATTGAATATCCGGGTGATCCTGCAGGCGATCCAGAAGAAATATATAATTGCAGGTGCAGAGCTTCTTTAAGGCTTAACGGTGTTGACCATTCGCAAGACGGTGATCTTTACGAGAAATTTATGCAAGAGAATTATCCTGATGATTGGAAATCCGTAAAGGAATCCAGAGACGAGAAGGAAGAAAAGTTTAAGGAAAAGGCAAGCGGTGCAGCTGAAAGGGTAGAAAAGAGAAGGGAGAGCAAATAAGAATGGCCAAAGTAGTTGAAGTCAAATTTGAAGACAACAGTGAAGAAGTTCTTGAAGCCATGAATGAGCAGGTCCTTGCATGGCTTGAAGCGATTGGTGAAGATGCAGCAGGTACCGCAGCTGACAAAGCACCTGTTGATACGGGAAGGCTGAAAGGATCCATTTCTTCTGCAGTCGTTGCAGATGAAAAAGCTGCATATATAGGTACGAATGTCGAATATGCTCCGTATCAGGAATTCGGTACCAGCCGAGGAATCAAAGGAAAGCATTTCTTACAGTTTGGTGCGACAGCTCATCAGGCTGAATACAAATCACTCCTTGAACAGTATTTAAAAGAATGATACTATCAAATCAAGTCATTAAGGTTTTTCACTAAAAGCCTCCACATGGGAAATAGAAGCGGTTGATTAGGGCACGGCAACCGCTTTTATTTTGTTTTTATTTTCATTTTCACAATTTGCAAACGATTTTCATTTGTGTTATAAAAATAAATATCTATAAGTCTAATGAATAACACAAATTTCACCGACACAAAGGAGACGAAAAAATGTCAACACTTTCGAAAAAGTTTCTTGCAGGACTGGGAATTGACGATGACAAGGCAGATCTTATCTGTGAAAGACACAAGGAAGTTCTTAATGAAATAATCACTGAAAGAGACGAATTCAAAGAAAAGGCTGAAAAGTACGATGATGCTCAGACACAGTTGAACAAGTACAAAGAAGCCGAGAAAGAAGCCGAGAAAAATGGCGAAAAGAATCCTTACAAAGTCAAATATGATGCTTTGAAGGAAGAATTTGAGAATTACAAAAATGATATTTCTGCCAAGGAAACCAAGTCAAAGAAGGAATCTGCTTACAGACAGCTTCTTAAAGATGCAGGTATTTCTGAAAAGAGGATTGATGCAGTTCTCAAAGTTTCCGATATTGACAGTATCGAATTTGACGATGAAGGAAAAGTCAAAGATGCGGATAAGATCAAAACAAGCATTAAGGAAGAATGGTCTGATTTTATTCAGACTACTCAGACCAAAGGTGCAAGTGTACCGAATCCGCCTTCCGGTTCTAATAATGCCGTTAAGAGCCGTGAAGAAATTCTCAAGATAAAGGACACGGCAGAGCGTCAGGAAGCTTGGAAGTCCTATATCGAAGCAAATAATAAAGGAGCTTAATTATGGCAGCAACAAAAGTTGAAACTTTAACACAGCCGAGAGACAGCCTTCCTAATGTCTATGTAGACGTAGCAGCTCGTGAGCTTGATTTCGTCTCTCGTTTTGGTAAGACATGGGAAGAGTTACAGAATGTTCTCGGTATTTCCAGACCGATCATCAAGGAAGCAGGCACAGTACTGAAGTCCTATATTGCTTCCGTTACTCTTGAAGATGGTGATGTTGATCCCGGTAATGTAATTCCTTATTCCAAGGCTACAATTCAGCAGGTAAACTATGCAGATCTTACACTTAAGAAGTATGCAAAGGCTGTTCCTGTTGAGGATGTTGACAAGTATGGTGTTACTGTAGCAGTCGAGAAGTCTGACGATGCATTTCTGGATGAACTTCAGGGACAGGTTCTTGATAGCTTCTATACAGCTATTGCAGACGATTCTCATGCTATGACAGCAACTTATCCTACATTCCAGATGGCTGTTGCTATGGCTATCGGTAAGGTTAAGGATAAATTCAAGAAAATGAAAAAGAACAGCACAAATATTGTTGTTTTTGTCAATACTCTTGATCTTTATGAATACCTTGGCGGTGCTAATGTTACTATTCAGACAGCATTCGGTCTTGACTATATCAAGGATTTCCTTGGTGCTTCAACAGTTATCGTTACTTCCGAGATCAGCAAGGGAACAGTTGTAGCTATTCCTGCGGAGAACCTTATTGCTTATGCAATCGATCCTTCTACAGAGTTTGCTAAGCTTGGTCTTGTTTACACGACAGACGGAGTTACAAACCTTATCGGATTCCACGCACAGGGCAACTACGGAACAGCTGTTGGCGAATCCTTCGCTCTCATGGGCATGAAGCTTTGGATGGAATATGCAGATGGTGTTGCAATCGTTACCATCGACGCAAACCCTATTAAGCCCCTGACATTGCAGTCAGATTTGGCAGGGGCAACATATCCGTGGACTGACAAGACACCTGCAGATTTTCAGTCTGGAGTAACAGTTGATGGTGATACAATTTCCGGTACGCTTCTTTTTATGGAAGGCGGTCTTTCACCTGATGGTCCTCTTGCTGGAGACGGTTATTTTGCAGCTCTTAAGTGGAGCGATCCCGAAACTGGTGTTACAAGCCTCAAGGTTGGTCTTATTCCTTCTGCTTCTGGCATGGAGCCTGTTGAGTGCATTTCGGACACAGACAGGAACGGTGTATTCAAGATTTCAAGCAACAGTCAGTCGCTTAAGCTCATTCAGAGCAAAGATGGCCACAAAACAACGCAGACTTTCAAGCTTAATTTCAAGTTTGAACAGGGAGAGGGTTAAGGTGACTATTATGACTATTAGAGGAAACTGAGATGGAAAAGGTACTTACAGAACTTTGTGCGTATTTGAATAATTACTTTTGGAGAACCAAGAGAAACGTTAAACTGACGATCTCAGGCGGTACATTCACTGTTGATTTCTTAAAGGATGGACAGTATTTCCGCATTCTCGGAAGTGACCTCAATGAAGGAGTCTATAAGTACCCGGTAACAGGCCTCAAAGACGAGGAATTCGAAGGTCAGATATGGTCAATGGCTGTCCCACAGACGGTCATTGACCTTGCTTCGGAAATAGGCAATTGGCAAGCTAAGTATGGTTCGGTTGATTCGGAGAATATGTCTCCTTTCAATTCTGAAAGTTTCAACAATTATTCTTATAGTAAGGACTCTGCAGGCAGTTCAGCGAATGGAATAAATTCTAACAGCTGGCAGGCTGTATTTGCTACAAGGCTCATTCCTTATAGGAGATTGAGAGGTTTGCCGTGAGTTTAGTTGATAATGCAATGGAGAAATCCTACATTATGGATAAGACAACAGGCCCTGACGGAAGAGGCGGTGTGATTACTACCTACAAAGAAGGAGCTGAGATCAAAGTTGCGTATTCGTTTGACACATCAACTCAGGCAAGAATTGCAGAACAGGCAGGAACAGAAAACAGATTTATCCTCACGACAAAAAAAGCTATAAATCTTCAATATCATGATGTCGTTAAGCGAGATCGTGATGGTAAGATTTTTAGGGTAACGTCTGACGGGGATGATAATTACACTCCTGCAAGCTCTTCTCTTGATATAAGACAGGTTGAAGCAGAAGAATGGACCATTCCGGCAACGGAGAAGCAGAATGGATAAACAGCAGGCTTATTACAGTTTGTGGAGCAGTTTTGGTATTCCGGCATACGATGAAACATCGGTCCCGGATGATGCAAAGATGCCTTATATTACCTATCAGGTAATTTTGGATAGTTTAGATGCTCCAGTATATCCGACAGCTTCACTCTGGTATCGTGACACATCTTGGAACGATATT